GCACATTGATGGGCCTTACGATGAATTTTTACAAACTTTAATAAAAATTAAAGGTACGAAAGCAGATACAGCAAAAAGACCTGGGCATTTTCCTCACAGATGGAATGGTAGGTATGTAGTTAGAGTAGGCTCAAAAAAAGATAATAAATTATTGTATGCAGAGTACGCCCCAAATAAAAAAATAGCTAAACAATTAAAAGAAGAGTTAGAGAAAAAAGACCCCGACACTACAGTAAACTATAGGTTAAATGACATTTATCAAAATAAAGAGGGTAAAACTATTAAGGTAGATGAAGATATTCAAACTATGGCACACTCGCATATTAATTACGCAACATTAAAAGATTTACCACCACAAGTTAGAGAAGTTATTTTTAAATATAAAAGAGATGGTTTAGTTGGAGAATTAGGGGCCATATCTAGGCCTAGGAGAGAAGGTGATTTTGTTAAAGGATTTAAAGGTACAGCACCAGGCAAGAGAGGCTTACAAGATTTTAAAGAGGTAATTGAATCCTACATTAGAGGCGTAAATAAAAAGAAACACATGCTAGAGTTTGAGGATTTCTTTAATAAATTTTTTTATGAACCAATAACCGATGCAAAAATATACAATAAATTTATGGATAGAGATGGTCATCTTGTAAAAGATACATTTTCTATATCAAATTCATATCCAAATCTAACTCGATTTGCAGAAACTCTAAGAGAGGATGCTCTTGGTAGAACTCCTGCACACCTTTTTTCAAAATTAGCTCAAGATATTTTAGAACCTACTGGTATTTTATTAAGGGATGTAGATAATTTTTTTGGAAAACTAAATGCTTATACAGCTTTTAGAAGTTTATTTTTTTGGAATGGTAGGTTTATGCTTGCACAGGGTATACAGCCATCCCAAATAGTTACAGCTAAACTATTTAATCTAGCAGAGAGAACAGGAAATGTAGTTAGCCCTTATAGAGCATGGTCAGATTCATTTAAAGATATGATGTTTGTCACAAAAGAAACAAATAATTTTACAGACGCATTAATGAAATATGGCACAGTTAATAAAAAATTTATGAATGAGTTTTTTGGGGAGTCTCAATTTAGAAATCAGAAGGTTAGAGTAGAGTTTAAAAAGGCATTGGAAAATGGAGACTACACAGGTGTAGCAAAAAAAGTAGCTTTCAATTTAAGTGGGCTAAATGTTACTGGTAGAGTAGAGCAATACTCAAGACTTCAAGCCGCCCTTATGTTTAGAAATTTATTTAAACAAATGGGAATGAAGGAGACAGAAAAAATGTATGCGATGTCTGCAAGAATGGCAGATATGTATATGGTTAGATATGATATAATAGATAGGGCTAGATTTTTTACAGAGAGAGGTCTAGGTGTATTTGGAAAATTATTTGGGTTAT